GGCGGCACTTTGTTTACAAGGTTAACACTAGCGGGGCAGTTGATCACGCGCTTGGCGGTCGATCCGCCGACGATGTTACTGTGCTGCATTGGGTGGTGTCCTTTACTGTTCCTGTTCGACCATTAGATGATGTCGAGCATCACCGCAACAAAAATCAAACAGACTGCCTCTATCATTAACATGTGCATCAGTCTTTACCTTCCAGTTGCGCCAGCTCTTTGGCGATCTGCGCCTCCAGCTTCTTCCAGTCGATCTTCTCTTGCACGCCCTCGTTGACAGCGGCGCGCAATAGCGTTGCAAGGTCGGCCATGCGTGCGGCGGTTTCGGTCATCTGGTCGGCGATGTCACATAACTGTTTATAATTCATCGTTCTGCCTCCATAGGTATTCCAGCGCTTCGTCGGCGTTGAACCCGTTGATCTTTAACTCGGCGATGTAGTCGTGCCAAAAGTCGCGGGCTTGTTGGTCATAGAACACATATGACGCATTGGTGCGGTTTTCTATGATACTGATCACCTCGTGCTCATGGTCGGCGTATAGAGTATATGATATGCCCTCAAACTCGGGCGGTGTATTTGGCGGAAAATCGTCGAACAGGTCGGCGGTCAATCGGTCTATTGCATCTTTCATGGTTTGCGCTCCCACGGTCTTACTAACACGGTTGGATTTGGCAAGCGGTGCCCGTCATTAGATAGGCGCGCCTCGCGTGCTGCGGTAGTCTCGCTCAGGCGCTCGCGTGCCAGCTTGGCGTAACCCTCGATGTCCAGCCAATGGTCGGGTTCGTTAGGCTCGCCTGACATAATGCGCGACACTTTGGTCATGATCAAGTCGAGGCTCTCCTTCTTGTCGCAGGATAGCCGGCTCCAGTTGCGCGCGTTGCGCATGGTGTTTTTGAGGTGCTGCGAAACTTGCGCCGTGTTCGTGTAGTCCCCGTGCGTCTCGTGTCGCTCGTCGATGGGTGGTTCGGTGGTCATGGTCACTTATCCTCTTTACGGGTGTAAGCGGGTGTTTTTTTGGGCATTAGCTTGTCTCTTTCAGGTTGATGTTGATTAAGGTGCCTTCTACGCAGTCAGAATAAGGGTTGTCGTCCTGCTCTAAGCGGTGCAGATTGGTGGCAATATATTCCAGTGCTTCGGCGTTAGAACCTATGCGGTCTATGTCCACGCGGAATATTTTAGTGCCTGTGTATTCCAGTTCGATTTCAAAATAGCGTTTCATTTTGTTGCCCCCAATGTAGGATAATGCTTGCGAGTTAACGGGTCCACGGGCGGTGCGGTGCCTTGTTTGATAGTGACCGCGCAGCCGCCCAATAGCAGGATTAGCAGGGCGCCAATGGCCGCGTAAAGCAGGATAATGTGCACTAGTGCTAGTTGATCATCTTTGTGTATCATTCTTTTTACTCCTTGCGATTTGGTGCATGGTTGTTAGCTCTTTTGGGGTGGCGCGCTGCGCCTGTAGTATCAAGAACCTTTGTTCCCATACATGATCAGGGTGCGCATAGGCGGTTTTAATGTGTTCGATTATTTCTTTCCGTTTTTCTTCGTCGTTCATCGTTCAGCCCTCGTGTAATAGCGTGCGTGATGATACTGGCAAAAACTCTTCATGTGCACGGGTGCGCCGCATAGCGCGCTATCGCTTGTCACCGGCCCCATGACCGCCTTACAGTGGCGCGCAGTGCTTGCGCTTAGTGTTGTGCTTGCGATGGTCATATCGGGCGCGCGGCGCGGCTCTCGTGGCGGCTCTGGCGGTTTGGGCGTGCTTGTGCTGATACGGTGCAGCCCAATAGTGCTGACCTTCTCCACACGCGCCTTGCGGGGCTTATACACCGCGTCGGGGCGCTTTGTGTTGTGCACTAGCACTTTGAGCGTAATACCGTTACGGTGGCACCGGCCAATAATTGCGCTTTTAGACCGGCCCATTGTGGCCGCTATGACGCGCGCCGTGGCGCCGGTGTTAACAAGCTCAATCAGGCGCTTGTGCTCTTTATCAGTCCACGGGTTAACAAGTGGCGGGGCCATTATGTTAGTTCCTTACTAGTGTCATACCAAGCCGCGTGCTGCATTGTACCGCGTTCTAAAGCCGCGTCAGCGGCCGCGCGTTTAATGTCGGCTATAGCTTGCATAAATCGCAACGCGCGCGCCTCACAACGCGCCTTTTGCTTAGGGTCTTTCGTTGTCGCTGCAACGTGTTCATTCCAAAATATTTCACGTTCTAATTGTTGAATATTCATAGCGTTGCCCTTTCCTAATATGGCCTGACATTTTCGCATGCGTTCTTGCCCTTAACCGTTATAGCGCCCGCCTTATTCAACAAACCCATAGCGGTAAATTTAGCTTTATAGCCGTCTATATCGGCTTGGTTTAATTTCATCCGGCTAAAATATTCAGCCCGATAGCCGCTTTTTATCCCGCGCATAACAGCTAAAAATTTGAGTTCGATATCGGTTAGGCCTAAAGCCGCGGTATCCGGTAACAATTTAACGATATCATCCGGATGGACATAAAAAGTTAATCCCATATCGTTACCGCAAAAGAAACTATGCTTAACAACGGCATAGCCGGATTTGAGCGGGATTAACCTATCTTGACGCGCCTCATTCCAAGGCGCGGACATATTGTCGGACGCGTCCGCAACGCGTCCCGTTGCTAATTCTATAACCGTGAAAGTGTCTCGCGTTCCGCCCGACCACAACCCCGCGTCCCGCGGTACGGTTACAATCTCTTGTGGGACGGCTTGAAACTTTTTGCCAGTGTATCCCGCGCGCAAGTGTGAAGGTACCTGATTTGCTTCTAAATACATTTTAAACCCCTATTAAAAAGCTAAAGCTAGCATGATGATAAAACCGACAAATGAGCCGATAGCGCATAGTTCTATAATGTCTTCTAAGATATGCATCATTTACGTTGCCCTTTATGCGTTGCGTTCCCATGGGAACAGTGTATCGGCTTGCGCTTGGTTGTACCGCGTTACCGCGGCTTTATGCGCGCGCGTTGCCCTTTCTAAAGCCGCGATATCATTCGCGCGGCTTGCGTCCCGCATAGCACGCGCGTGCTCTTGTATAGCGCTTGACGCGCGCGCGGCTTTTTGCGTTGCCCTTATGATATTAAACATTTGCGCTTGCATTATCGTTGCCCTTTTCTGTTACCGCTTGCAATTTACCGTCATGGTATGAATAGTTTACCGCGTCCGCGCAAGCGCTTGCGCGGTACTCTTTCACGGCAAACCACCGAAAAGATAAATCGTGCGCGTTGTCTAGCGCTTCTTGTTCCGTTGCAAAGCGCAACGCGTTGTCGTACCATTTGCCGGTGTTATCGGTTTGAAACTCTGGTTTATAACTTGTCATAGCGTTGCCCTTTCATATCAGTTTACAACAAAGCCGCTTGTGTCGGCTTTAGCTTTGCCCTTTGCATATAGCGCTACAACGCTAGCGATAGGGTCTAAATGTCGAATGTCAGTGTCATCTCCATCAACAACGGTTAGACCTAAGAAACTAGCGTTATCGGCTAGCATGCTTTGAACAATCGATTTGTTGCGGAACACCGCTGCAATACGTTGTTTATTGGCAACGGCTTTCTTAACCGTATTCTGGAAAGCCGCAACACCGGAATAGCTAAACGTTAAATCATAGTTCGCCGGAATGTTTTTCCGGTTTGCAAGCTTGGTATAGTCGTAGAATTGTACGTTAGGGAAAGCTTGAATAATTCCGTAATTTTCAAACCGAATATCACTAGTTCCGTTCAAGCGAACTAACAATGTCCACCCTTCACGCGCGGCTTGTTTTTCGGCTAGCGCTATTTCATGTTTGATTAGGGCGATAGCGTCCGCTTGATACTGTTGCCAAAACAACGACTTGCGCAAGCGGGACATTTGTACACCGGTCATAGCGCCGCGGCCGCTAGTGTTTAAACAGCCGGCTATGCATCCGGCTATTCCCGCGTTAGGGCAAAATTGTTGCCCGGATAATTTAGCCGGTGACAAATACAAGATAGCCGTTCTATAACCTAATTTGTTGCCCTTAATCACTTTGGTTGAACCGTCCAAGCGTAACATTTGATCGGGTTTTGCAGAAAACCAAGCCGTGAATTTTGGGGACGCGTGAATTTGTGCGACTAGTTCCGCGTTAACTTTTGACAAATCGTAAATGATCATTTTATTGCCCTTTCCTGTTTTGGTGATTTGATAATTGCATGCGGCTTGCGCGTTGCATAGCGCGTAAAAATACTTACGACTTTAGTCTAATGCGTCTCATGCGGTGGGAACGGGGCGAGAGTTAAGCGGGTTTCTAGTCATGAGTTAGTAGCGGGGTGACTAGGAAAAAACGTAGGGATTCCAAAAGGTTGAATGGCTTATAGTCAAATAGTCATTTTTTAAAGACTAATAAAGCCTAAGCAAGAAAATAGGGATATATTCCTATACTACTCTTTTATATAGAATTCCACGCTCATTTTGATGACTATTTGACTATCTTGGCAAACCCGCTGATTTTGTTACGTTTTTTGCTAGTCATTTTTTTTGCCAAATAACTATTTGACTATTCCCGACCGGCGCTCGACCGGCGCTCGACCGGCGCTCGACCGGCGCTCGACCGGCGCTCGACCATCCCACCGCATGGGATTCAATCCCAAAACTAAAACGCAATCCTACATTACGGGACGCAATCCCATAGGCAAAGACTGTGCCAGTTGCGCGGCAAGCAAGAATCGTGCCAGTCCCATAGGCAAGGACTGTGCCATGTGGCAGTGCAGCATTTCTGTTGCACCGCACCATGGGGCCACAGGGCCGTGCGGCCGCCAGCCAAGTTTGCGGAGGGTCTACAAGAATTTTTTTATTTTTTAAAAATGATAGCCATTCCTGCCAATAGTCATTTGCAAAACGG